GGCTCCAGCGCTACAGCCTCAACGGCTACTGCTGGAGACAACACTACCAAGGTGGCCACGACTGCATTCGTGACCAACGCGGTTTCGTCTGCTGGCGGTGGTACGGTCAGCAGCGTTGCTCTTACCGCTCCTACGTTTCTTTCCGTCACTGGTTCACCTGTAACCACTAGCGGTACGCTTGCGCTGTCCCTCGCATCGCAGACCGCCAACCAGGTGTTTGCGGCGCCGAACGGCAGCAACGGCGCGCCTACGTTCCGTTCTCTTGTTGCTGCCGACATTCCGTCTCTTTCGTATGTGCCTACCTCTGGTGGTACGGTCAGCGGAAACCTGACTGTCACTGGCGACCTGACGATCAACGGCACGACGACGAACATCAACTCGACGAACCTCGTCGTCGAAGACAAGAACATCGTTCTTGGAGACGTGACCACCCCGAGCGATACAACCGCTGATGGCGGCGGCATCACGCTTAAGGGCGCAACCGACAAGACGTTCAACTGGGTTGACTCAACCGACGCCTGGACCAGCAGCGAGCACCTCAACCTTGCATCCGGCAAGTCCTTCTACATCGGAGGAACCCTGGTTCTTTCGAGCACGAACCTCGATAATGTGACCGTTGACGGCGGATCGTTCTGAGATAAATAATGGCTAACACGATCAAACACAAGCGATCCAGCACAACTGGCGCAGTTCCATCTAGTGTTTCTCTTTCAGCAGGCGAGCTTGCTGTGAATACGGCCGATGGCAAGGTGTTCACAAAGAAGGACAATGGCACGGTAGTGGAGATCGGCGCCGGTGGCGGTGGCTCTGCAACACCGACCACTCCATGGTTTAAGCCACTTACAGGCTTTTACACAAATGGCGTGTTGGTAAATAACGCTAGCGGCACAGCAAGCATCAGTGCTAATACACTTAGGATGTATCCTGTTAATTTTCCTTATTCCTTCTCAATAAACCAGATGGCGTGGACCGTGTCCGCTAACAGCCCTGGTGGTTTAGTTCGAGCTGGAATATACGGATCTGACTCAAGTGGTCGCCCAAGTACATCTGCATTGGTGGAGACAGCTGAGGTGTCTTCTGGTACATTTGGTGCAAAGACACAAACTGTATCTTACAGCATTAATGCAAACACGCAATACTGGCTAGCAATATGGGCGGGAGGCGCAGCTAGTAACATGACTACCGTTTCTAGTGGCTCGCTGCCTATTCTGCATATTGTACCTAATTCGTATAATAGGTACATTAGCATTTCCTACACTGCCACGTACTCATCCAGCGGTTCATTTCCAACGCTTTCAACGTCACTGTGGGCTAGTTTCGGTAATTGGTCTACCGCTGCTCCGCCAAGTGTGTTCCTGAGAGGGACGTAATTACCCCCTCCTTTATGGTGGGACCTATAGAACGTCAATAGGGGCGTATAGGGGCTACCCTATACGCCCTTATTCTCTTACCTCCTAGAGGATAGAGTAAAGGAGAGTAGAGGTATGCTAGTAAGGGTAGACTTCATGAACCTAGGGGATACCCTTAGCGTTCTATCGGGTACCCTTAGGGGCTTCCCTGCCGTCCACGTCGGCATCCGCTACGGGGACCATTACCTGACCGTCCCCCGAGGGGAGACGTCCTCCTGGCGACCTGCAGATCTTGCCGAACGTGTCATCCAGAAGTACGTCAGAGAATCCTTCACCATAGACCCTCCTCCCCACGACCCAAAGCTGGTGTCGCTTCTGGGGGAGGGCCATGTGGTCAGCTCACCTTCCTGGATGTTCGTCTCGGAGCTGATGCTCCTCGCTGGATACCATCCAAAAAGAACCACCTGCGTCGGCGTTGTGTCGACCATCCTGTGCGCCATGGGGTTGCCCCTCAGGTGCGACAGTCCGGTCGAGCTTCACCGACTCCTACAGGAACTCTAAATGAACAAACCAAACATCACACCGGAACTGGTCCTCTGGCTAGAGGCCTCCTTTCCTCCGGTACTCGACACGCGTGGCGTCGACCTGCGGGAGATCGACTTCCGATCAGGTCAGTACAGCGTCGTGACGACAATCAAGTCTCTTCTAGAAAGGCAGACCAAGCATGGGTCCGAGCGTTCCCCGGGGCCCAAGTGAGGCCCAGATCAAGACGGAGTCTGAACTTGAGCGAGAAAGAGTCAAGTTCGAGGGCGAGCGCCGACAGTTCGTCGAGCGCGTCGGAGCGTACGAAAGCCTTACTCGAGCCAACCTCTCGGGCGAGCGTAGCTCGTTCGAAGTTGCAGACTGGGCTCCCATGGATGCTTCAGGTCTCTTCGTACCGGCCAAGTTCGATCCCTCGTTCGACCCGACCAGGTACTCCAATCAGGACCTGAGCTGGTTCAGCGCGCCGAACCTCGGCATCAACGCACCAGGCTCTACGCCTTCGGTGAACAACCCGTCACAGGGTCTGTTCAATCCGCTTCCAGCCAACACAAACGGCTCCAAGACCGATAGGTCCTGGATCGACATGTACAGAGGTCTTCAATGAAGGGTGAGATTCAGACAGAGTTCGAGCGGCTCGACAGCCGCCGCAGCAACAAGCTGCAGAGGGCGCAGGACTGTGCCCGTCTCACCGTGCCTGGTCTCTACCCAGAGGACGGCTTCACCGAGACGATGGAGCTTCCCGATGTCTTCAGCAGCCTTCCCGCCCGTGGCGTGATGGCGCTGGCATCTCGGATGGTCTCCGCCATCTATCCGCTTAACCAGGCTCCGTTCTTCAACTTCGAGCTCGACCAGGCCTTCGTCCCTCAGGGCGTCGACCCTACCGAGACAATGGCGCAGCTCAGTCGTCTTGACCGCAAGATCATGGACAAGCTGAGCTCGACGAACCTCCGTCAGGAGCTGTTCGTCCTGTTCCAGCACCTGATCATCTGCGGTGACGCGCTGTTCGAGATCGTCGACGAGTACTCGTTCCGGGTGCATCGCATCGACCAGTACGTCGTCCAACGCTATCCCGATGGCCGCGTCAAGCGCATCATCCTCCGCGAATGGGTCGATCCCGACGCCGTTCCGGAGGACTGGCCTAAGAACGTGGACCTTGAGGAGGAGTACGAAGGCACCGGTCCCACCGAGGACCACAAGCCCTTCTACACCGAGATCGAGTGGGACGAGGACACCAAGAAGTGGGAAGTCGAGAAGGAATACTGCGGCGTCATGGTCGACAGTGGTACCTACGACGTGTGTCCTTATGTTCCCCAGGTGTGGTCGCGCATCGCTGGCGAGGACTACGGTCGCTCGCTGGTCGAGGAGCACATCGGAGACATCCGCACGCTCGAGACCATCACCAAGGCCCTCGTCGAGGCAGCTGTCGCCAACTCGGAGTTCCGCATCGGGGTTGACCCAACTGGCATCACCGAGGCATCTGACCTCCAGGATACCGAAAATGGAGACTTCGTTCCTGCCCGTCAGGTCGACGTCTTTCCGATCCAGCTGCTCAAGCAGATTGATCTCGGTCCTATGGCTTCGCTCAGGGCTGACCTGACTCAGCAACTGGGACGCACGTTCCTCCTGCAGTCGTCCGTCCAGCGCACCGGAGACCGTGTCACTGCGACCGAGATCCGCGAGGTGGCCCAGGAACTCGACCAGACCCTCGGCGGCATCTTCAGCGGCCTCGCCCGTGACATCCAGATCCCGATCGTCAAGCGTGTCCTCGTCCTCATGGGACGCGACAAGCTGGTGCCCAAGGAGATCCTGAAGCTGATCCAAGGCTCAGGCCCCCTGAACCTGAAGGTCCGCACGGGCCTCGAGGCACTCAACCGAGAAGTAACCAACAGCCAGCTGTCCCAGTGGGCGGCTGTCGTCGGACAGACCCAGGCCGTCCAGCCGTTCATCGACTGGTACGGATGGGCGATCAAGTGGACGTCGTCGTTCGGCCTCGAGCCGGTCGGCCTCGTCAAGACCCCGCAGCAGCTCCAGCAGGAGCAGCAGCAAGCTGCACAGCAGTCCATCAACGCGATGGCCTCCGAGCAGATGATCAGCAGCATGGGCTCCATGGCAGAGATGGGAGCCGAGGCTGCAATCCAAGGTAACGCACAATGAGCGAAAACGAAACCCCAGAAGTGGACAATGAGCTGAAGAACGTCGAGACGTTCGCACGCAGCAATCCCAGCAACCTCCCTCCGCAGTACAACGGTGATCCTGAGAAGTTCATCAAGTCGTGGAAGGACATGCGTGCGGAGATCACCCGTCTTCAGCAGGCAGGCAAGCAGACTACCCCTCCTGAGCCAGTAACTCAGGACCGACGTCCCGACGCGGACGTTTCTGTGCCGGACCTGAAGATTCCCGACAAGCCCGTTCAGCCCAGCGAGGATGAATGGAACAAGTGGGGAGTCGAGATCAGCAGCACCGGCAACGTCTCGCAGGAGACCCGTGCGACCATCAAGTCGAAGTTCGGTATCCCCGACCAGATCCTTGATACCTACGTCGACGGCATCCGTGCGAAGCAGCGACAGCTAGCGACCGAGGCAGCGGGTGTTGTCGGTGGTCCAGATGAGCTGAAGAGCGTCATCCAGTGGGCCACCGACAACCTGCCCGACGTCGAGCGTGAGGCCGTCAACAGCGCCCTCAAGCAACCCGGCTGGCAGAATGTCCTTCTTGGCATCAAGGCCCGTCGTGATGCCACCAACACCGAACCGAAGTCCCGCGTCGTCGGGTCGTCCGGTGTCCCGGCTGGCGTCAAGCCGTTTGCCAGCAGCAAGGAGATGGTCGCTGCCATGCGCGATCCTCGGTACAAGTACGATTCCGAATACCAGAACTACGTTCAGGAACGTGTTCGCATCACCGGATACAGCAAGAATGCTTGAAGACATCAAGAACTACCTCAAGGAAGTCCCGCACGCCTTGTTCATCCTCCTTGTCCTGATCGTCGCCTTCGGCGCGCTCATGGTTCTCCAGGGATGCAACCTGGCGTCGCTGGTGCAGGTCGCCGTGCCTTCGCAAGTCAAGGAAGCGGTCGGCATTGCTCCTGACGAGAAGGTGACCCTTGACGAAGCCGACATGGTCTTCTCGGACTGGGTCGCCTACGTCGACTCGAACACCCGAAAGTTCGAGGGAGCCATCGAGGACGCCAACGAGCGGTACGCCGTCATCAAGCAGATCACCGACATCGGCGTCGGTGTGGCCACCGAGAACGTGGGCGGAGTCCCTGGAGGCGCCGTCCTCCTGTCCGTCCTGTCGCTGATCGGCGGTATCTTCCTGAAGCGCCCGGGCGAGGACGCCCGTGTCGCCAAGGAGAAGCGCGACAGCTACAACAAGGGAATCGAAGTCGGTTCCTCCATCAACAAGACCTGACGCACGGTTCGCCGTGCTGGCCGATGATCTAACGAAGATCTCGCTCGACGAGTATGCGGGTATCGTACCCCCGCTCGGCCTTTCCAAAGCAGAGACCGTCCGGACCCAGCGTGTTGCTGGACAATCCTAGAGACGACAATCAAAGCAGAGGTAACCGTCACAATGAACTAGCAAGAGAAATAGACAATGTCCAATAGCAATCTGATTCGCTTCGGCCAGAACATGGCCAATGCAACCCCGACCCCGTCCGACATGTGGCTTCCCGTCTACGGCGGCGAAGTCCTTACCGCTTTCCAGGAGTACAACCAGTTCCTGGACAAGGTCAACTACAAGTCGATCTCCAGCGGTACGACGATGAAGTTCCCCGCAACCTGGAAGATCGGCTCTGAGTACCATGAGGCCGGTACCGAGCTCCTCGGCCTCGATGTCGAGACCAAGGAGTACTCGATCAGCCTTGACGATCGTCCGCTGGTCGCTCACTTCGAGGTCGATGACATCGACACCGCGATGTCGCACTTCGACGTTCGCAACGAGCTTGCCTCGGAGACGGGCCGCGAGCTTGCACGCCAGATGGACCGCAAGATTGCGGCCCTCCTGATCAACGCAGCGCGCGTCACCGCCGACTCGGGCACCAACAGCTTCCCCATCGGTGGTAAGGACAAGGTCGCGGCTAACGCCGATCTTGACGACACCAACTGGGGCTCGGAGCAGACCGCCGGTACGTTCATCGAGGTCCTCACCGCCATCTGCCGTCAGATGGACAAGTACGACATTCCCGTGTCGGAGCGCTGCGCGGTCGTCAACGTCGACCTCTACTACGGTCTCCGCACGCTCGGTCTTCCGTACTGGAACTCCGGTATTCAGAACGTCAGCGGTGGTGGTAGCGCCCTCTGGGGTCGCAACGACACCGGCGCTGCTGGTCCGAAGATCCAGGACAACCAGGGCTACCAGCTCCCGATCGACATCCTCGGCGTCCCTGTGTACTGCTCGAATCACATCCCGAACAGCAACATCACGACCGGTCCGTCCAAGTACCGTGGCGACTTCTCGAAGACCGGTGGCGTCGTGTTCCACAAGAGCGCAATCGCCGTGCTTCAGATGATGGGCATCCAGAGCGAGAAGTTCCGCGACGTTCGTCGTCAGTCGGACTTCATGGTCTCGAAGATGCTGATGGGTGGAGGCGCTCTCCGTCCGTACGCGGCCTACGAAATCTGCGGCACCTGATAGAACAGAAGTAACGAACACTGAAGGGGCCCTTCGGGGCCCCTTCTCTGACAGAAAGAAAAGAACAACATGCCAATCAACAACAACGCAACCATCAATCCGACTTCGACCGTCGAGGCCTACGGTCCCTCGACCCGTGACTACGCCGACGCCAACACGTACGTCTTCAAGGCGCTTGCCGCATCCGGCGTGTGCACGCTTCCAAAGATCGAGACGTATCCGGCGGCTTTCGTCGTCTCCGGCACCGGCACGGCCAATCAGCCTGTTGGCATGGTTCACGTGACCGCGGCTGGCGCCCTGGTTCTGAGCGGTGCTTCGGCCAACCTCTCTGCTACTGCTGCAGCCAACGTCCTTGTTCCGGCTGTTGCGTCGGGCATCCTGACGCTTACGGCCAACGCAACGTGGACCGCACGTGACATCACCGTCACGCGCATCGGGTAATACGAAAATAAGTCCCTTCGGGGATTTCGCTCCCGGCCCCAGGCACCGAAAGGTGCTTGGGGCTTTTACATAAGGAACAACCATGGGCGCACTCAGCAAGCTCGATGCAGTAAACCGCATTCTCCGTGCAGCCGGTGAATACCCCGTCTCCACCCTCGCGGTGACCGGGTCCAACGACGTCACCCTGGCTGTCCAGACCCTCGACGAAGTCGCACTCCAGTGCCAGCTTACCGGCCTGAACTGCAACACCGTCGAGAAGGCCGTGTATCCCGATGTCGATGGAAAGGTGTGGATTCCTGATACCACTCTTGTCGTCGACACGGTCAGCACCGACTATGGACGAAACCTAGTCCAGCGCGGCCGTACTCCCACCTACCTGTTCGACGTCGACAACAACACCGACATCTTTACGGTAGGTACTCCAATCCAGATTCGAATCACGACCGCCCTTGGCTTCGAGGATCTTCCTACTGCAGAGCAGTTTGAGATCACCGATCAGGCGGCTCGTATGTACCAGATGGCTACTGTAGGCGAGGCCGCGCAGGATAAGCTCCTGCAGGAGATCGCCTTCATGTCCCGTGCCAAGAGCCGCGCCGCAGACATGCGTTCGCGCGACATCTCGGCGTTTACCAGCAACACCAAGAGCTCCTGGCCGACCATTGGAGCTCGTAGGAACATTGGACCCTTCTGATGCTTCAGCGCATTGTCATTCCCGATCTCAACGGCGGAGTCTCCCGTCAACCCGATGGTCAGCGCTTCCCGAATCAGGTTGAGGAAGCCGACAATGTGTCGCTGCTTCTCAGTCGAGGTATTGAGAAGCGACCAGGATCAGAGGTTGTCGCCACATTCACCAACCTTACCGATGGTGTCGTAGTTCACTGGATCGAGCGCAGTGCCACGGAAAAGTACGTGGTTATGTTTCATCAGGATGCGACCACTCCGATCCATGTCCGCAAGATCGACGGCACTTCGTGCACCGTCACCTATACGGGCACGGGAGCCGAACAGACAGCCCAGAAGGCATACCTAAACACGGCAGGATCCAACATCCGAGCCGTCACCGTTGACGACACCACCATCATCGTCAACACGTCAGTTACTGTTGACTTGACCCCCACCACAGCGATCTCATATACGTTTGGTGGAACGGCTGTTGATTCGAGTGGTAATGCTCACAATAAGTTGTCTTGGGAGGAGTTTGATCTTCCTCCTTCGGCAACCTCACAGTACTGGTACGCTAGAGACGATGCACTGGGCCATCCAGCTGGATGGTACGAGTCGATCAGCACCACCGTTCAACCGTGGTATAGGCGTATCATCACTCCTATGGTCGATTCGACAATCGACAACGCAACAGCTCCAATTCGTCTTGTACAGACTGGAGCCACGACCTTCGAGGTACGGTTCTGTCCATGGGTTCCCCGCTACAGCGGAGATAGCCAGACCAACCCTGGACCGTCCTTCGTCGGTAAGCAGATCACCGACGTCTGCATTCACCGTAACCGCCTGTGGTTCAGCGCCGGTGAGAATGTCGTCGGATCCTCCGCCGGAGACTTCTACAACTTCTGGCTCGATTCGTACGCTGGAGTCGTCGACTCCGACCCGATCGACGTAAAGCTGAGTTCCGCGCAGGTGACTAAGATCCTGTGGATGGCTCCGTTCCAGCGCAGCATCGTGGTCTTTACCCAAAGCGGACAGCAGTACGAGATCAGGGCACAGGAGGCAATGAGTCCGACCACCGTGTCGGTTATTCCCTCCACTGCCTATACGTCTCCGTCATCTCGTCCCGCCATCATTGGATCCCAGCTCTACTGGGCAGCCCCCAAGGGGCCGTGGTCGCAGGTCTACGAGTACATCACGGATGAAGGAGCAGCACAGTCGATCGCCACCGACGCAGCAGCCCATGTCGATGGATACATCGGCTCCGGCGTGCTCGAGCTGAAGGCATCCCCGGCTAATGACATGTTGTTCCTGAGGACCTCCTCCGAGATCTTCGTCAACTACATGTTCTGGCAAGGCGACCGAAAGCTGCAGTCGTCCTGGTGTCGCTGGACGCATACCCAGTTCCACAACGTTCTTGGCATGCACGTGATCGACGATTACCTGTACACCCTGAGCCGCATCAGCAGCGGTGGTACCAACCGACTCAGGATTGAACGCACTCCGCTCCGTCACTCCGATGCCTTCCCGTCGTACCGTCCCCGTTTCGATTCGATTGTCGTCGCCTCCGGCGGCGTGTTCAACTCGACCACAAAGCGTACGACGTTCACCGTGTCGCACTTCCTTCCCGATGCCGACGAGGTATACCTTGGACCAGCATGGGGAAATCAGGAAGGTGTCCGCTATGGCATCTACTCGCTGACCCCAGGCGCCACCACGACCATCGTCGTGAACGGCAATCTCAGCGCACACGCCGTGTACATCGGATACGGCTTCGACATGAACGTGCAGCTGTCCAAGCAGTACGTCAGGGACCAGAACGGCGTTCAGGCAGTCGGTGCCCTGCAGATCAAGCAGTGCTCAGTGCACCATCGCAACACCGGATACTTCACGTTCACCGTGGATCCACGTACCGATCCCGCCTCCAACCGCGTCTACAAGTACACGGGCAAGAGCCTCGGGGCAATCGGATTCATCACCAACCTCAACACGCTATCGGACAGGGACAGCCAGAACTTCAAGGTCATGGGCAGCAGCGGTGGAGTCGATCTGTATCTCGGATCTGACAGCCCCGCTCCTGTCAACATCAGTGGCCTCGAGTTCGTGGCGGACTTCGTCGTCGGGCGTAGAAGCGCAGCGAGTACCTAATGGCAATCACACCGGCAGTGGCCGTGGCCATCAGTGCGGTATCCACGGCAGCTTCCGTCGCCTCCTCTGCCTATCAGAACAAGCAGCAGAGGAAGGCAGCGGATTACCAGAACGCACAGCAGAAACTTGCATACGAGAAGACCCTGGCTGCATCCAGGGCGCAGGGAGAGATCACTGCGACCGAGAAGCGACGACAGCTCCAGAACCGCTACGATGCCTATAAGGGCGCGCTTGCGGTATCTGCGGCTGAACGTGGCACGGCCTCCAGCCGTTCCACTTCGGCGCTTGCCTCCAGTCTGTCCATCCAGGCAGCGCGGGAGTCGGCAAAGATCTCCATGGAAAACAACCTCAACCAGCAGAATCTTGCAATCAGCGCCATGCCTCAGTGGCAGGTGGCCCAGTCGTCCTCCCCGTTCCTCGCAGGAATCCAGGGTGGGCTTCAGGGTCTCAGCATGGGCATGGGACTGATGCAGGGACAGCAGTCGCTTGACCTTGCACAGCAGCAGGCAGCGCTGAACGGTATCCCAAACACCTAAGGAGACAACATGCCACGTGAGTACAGGACCACCGGAGGACCGGCAGCCCCGAGTCCGTCCGGATTCGGCTCCGCTGACATCAATCTCCAGACGCCACGGTTCGTCGCACAGACGGCCGTGGCAATGCCCGAGGATCCGTTCGCAGCCCTTCAGAAGATCCTTGGCATGGCTACCGAGGTAGGCACACAGGCCTTCCGGTACCAGGCCGCCGAGATCGAGGGCAAGATCACGTATCAGAAGGCAGTCGAGGCCAAGCAGGAGCGCGAGGACATCCTCAAGCGCCGCGCCGAGGCCGACACCGACCGAGAGAACGCACGGCTTGCAGCTGAGTTCTCAGCCGCTGCCAAGCTCGAGATCGCCAAGGCCAAGAACCCTGAAGAAGCCAAGGCCATCGAGGAACGTCTTCTCAAGGAAGCCCGTGAGGGCGAGACGACCGAGATGAAGGCTACCAGGGCCCAGGTCATCGAGCAGGCAGAGAGCGAGGCCCGTCAGCTTCAGGCCGAGATCGACAAGACCAAGCAGGAGGAGCGCCAGGCGTTCCTCGACAGCGCCCTTGCCATCAGGGCCGAGGGCGACGAGCGCATTCAGAACGCATTCGAGGCAGCCGATCCAGGCGCTCTCGAGGACATTGCACTGAGCTATGCCTTGCGAGCCAAGCAAGAGACCGACCCCCGTATGAAGGCGACCTTCACGGGACTTCGTGCCGATGCCTTCGCCAAGAAGGAAGCCCTGGAGGGCAAGGCAGAGCTGGACAACAAGCGGCAGGAAGCCGCTCTTGTCACCGCGGCGCGGGAGACCTTTGGTGAAGCCGCATCCGCAGTCGTCACGGGACTCCGGGCCGACCTGATGAAGGCGGCCGGTATGTTCGAGTCGGCTACCGACAGTGCCCTTGAACAGGCCGTGTTCGACACCGTCAGGGAGAAGGTCCTCTCAGACGAGCGCATGGCTGGTCTGGTGGCGTACATGTCTCCAGCGGAAGAAAAGGCGGTCTCGGAAGCAATCAAGCAGCAGTCTGAGGTCCTTGTCCGCGACATGGTCTCCGCTCGAAACGACAAGTACCGCCGACAGGCCGAGGAGACCAAGGTCTCGGCGTGGGTGGCTGAGGGCTCTGTCAACTTCGATGCAGCCATCGAGGCCATCGACAACGACACCACCGTGTCCGATGCCGCCCGTAGGCGTGCCTATGGCGAGGTCGCCAAGGCTCGCGTTGCGGCCGAGAGCACGGACCTCGGAAAGCTGAGGGCCGCCGCCGGTCTGTACGGACGTGGTAATCCAATCCTGGATTCACAGTCAGTCCGCATGACCAAGGAGGTCATTGGCAACATCAGCACGCGAGTGCAGCAGGAACGCACCGGACTGGTGGACCTGACCCAGCAGCAGGGAGACGAGTTCTCCAAGGGCTGGACAGCCAGGTACAACACAAGGGACGAGTTCCTGACTGATGTCCTTGAACGCCACTTCGGAACCGACCTGAACTCGCTTCAGGATCCAGAAGTGTCCAACCTGATTGGTCCGACTGTCAACCGACTTGTCAACCAGTGGGAAGAGGACACCAAGGCCAGCAGCGCAGCGCAGAGAGCGGCTGAGATTGAAGTAAACGCAGCCGACCGTGAACGCCGCCGCAGCATGAAGATCGAGGAGAACTGGAAGTTCACCCCGCTTGCACGTGCCCTTGCCGATGGATCCCACAGCAAGACCAAGGTCGAGGACCTCGAGCCGATGATCGTCGACGCCATGGTCGGATACTCCGATACCAAGATGCCGGATGAGCTCAAGGCCAAGGTCGTTGGTGCCTTTGACGATCCCAACAACTTCTCGCTGGTGACTGCGTACTGGAACGTGATGAATCGGTCGATGGACCCCACTGCCCGTAACAACGCCATCAGCGATACACGCACCATGCAGTCCTGGGGTCTGGGGTCGTACCTTCAAACCCTCGGTCCTGAGGTTGATGGTGAGACTACCGCCGCTCTTGGATCAGAGATGGCGCGTAACCTGCAGGCCAAGAACGCCGCCCCGGATAAGGATGGTCCTGTCGCCAAGGCACTTGCAGAACAGCGTTCCAAGGCAGTGCTGGACCTGACCATGGGTGCTGGTCTTGACACTGGTTGGTTCGACTTTACTGGAGTCAAGGCCAAGGATGTCACCGCCAAGCTGCCACCGGCAGACCAGGCGATGCTGCTCAACATGGCAACCATTGCTGGATCGGCTCCGCGCAGTCAGGACGTCGGCGCTACCATGTCACACATGCTGCGTCAGCAGGGATTTGCCATCTATCCGGTCAAGTCGGACAACGGGGACACATCGTTCCAGATTGTTCAGAACGTGCGCGGAAAGCAGGGATCCACCCCTCTTCCACCTCCTGATATGCTTGAGGGAGCTGATTGGAAGGACTACCTGTTTTCCAAGGCTCCGGCCATTGCGGCTGCCCTTAACACCCTGCCAAAACTGGAAATCCCAGGCGGTGGTCTGGATCTAGAGGTATTCCGTCCAGAGCACATTGAGGATGTGCGCATTGCGGTGTACGACCAGGACGTGAAGCAGGGATACGTGGCCGTTAGGGCCAAGGTATCAGGAGAATGGCGCAGCATTCCATCTAGTCTTGTGAAAGTCTCCGCTGATGATTTCGAGGCAACTCGACCTAAGCGCAGCGCCAAGACCAAGGCAGAAGGTCAACTTATAGATTCACCGACCGCAACGTTGCTGCCTACGTTCGCCCCACTTTTCAACTAAGAGATTCAACTCCATGAGTACTTTCAACTACGATCAGCCGTACGTGTTTCCAAAGGACTCTGGAGTCAGAGTAGCCCCTACGCTTCTTGACGGAGGCGTAGGGTATTCCGCCCTTCCAGACTTCATCGCCACCCAGGTCGACCGTGCCTATTATGGCGCGACTGACGGTGGTGCTGGTCGATGGGCATTCGGATACATGCGCACGCCCCAGCGTGCAATCATCGACTGGTGGCAGGGATGGGATCCCGATGTTGGCTCGAAGCCCGATCCCAACTTCAATCCCACCCAGGCCAAAACCCTGTACGAGACTATGCCACTAGAGCAACGTGTTGCAGTACTGCAGCGCGGTGGTCAGGAGCTGGTCGATGACATCATCAACAACTCCGTCTCAGCCGAGCACCTCGATCAGCGCATGCGCGAGATCGAGGTCGTAACCCGTGCCCAGATGGAGATCGAGCAGTACGACCGCGAGTCGTACATGCTGGGATACGCCTCTCAGAAGGTCTTCTCAGGCATCGTCAACTACGTCACCGTCGACCCGATGACGACGATCTCCATCGTCGCCACCGCAGGTCTTGCCGCTCCTGCGGCCGGTGCGACCGCGGCTGTTGCCGCCGCTCCTGCGACCACGCTGTCGATGGGAGCGCGCATCACCGCACTGTCGACCCAGTACAATCGCACGTGGAAGGCAGCCACCTACCTGTGGGACGGCCTTGACGGTGCGTCCTCCTCCTACTCGGAGTGGAAGCAGCTCAACGACGACGGCTACCGCGTCTACGGAAAGACCTACGAAAAGGACGAGAACTGGACCGACAACGTCGCGTTCGGGTCTCTCCTTGGAGTGTCTTTCTCAGCCGGTGGCGATGCGATCGGACGGTGGCTCAGGAAGACCGACAACGTCAACAACACCGGTTCAGCGCTTGAGAACATGGCGGCAAACAGCGATGAAGGCACCCTCGGTACCACCATCGACTATGTTGCCCAGAGTGCCTACCGCACGTCCAAGAGCCGCCTCGAGCGGAGCCTTGATACCATCGTGGGTCCTGACGATCCGCTTCGCCGCGTCCTGATGGACGACGAGGCCCGTGCAGGAGCCATGTTCGGTTCCACCGAGGACATGGACGGACTGTCGGAATGGATCGAGAAGAACAAGCCCGATGCCGCCGAGCTCAACCGTCACGTCGCCGACCGCCTCGAGGCAGCCCAGCGCACCCAGGCCCAGATCGACGA